GCTTTTCATAAGCGTGCCGATCCTACCGCAAGCGCGCGCGCGAAACGAGACGAATAACATACAAAACGCGCAAAATAACATACACGCTTATAATTACTTATGAATAACCAAGAATACCTGGCGCACGACCCACCGAGATATTTTTTTTGACCGGCCCAGGCAAAATCCCAGGTAAAAATCGCCGTCCGTAATTTTTGCCCGTCCGTCCGCAATTTTGCCCGTCCAGCAAATTTACAGTGGCGCAAAACAAGGACGAGTGACGATTTACAACTACGTGCAAGGGATACTACGCGAAATTGTCGGGGCATGCTCGCAGGCCGAGGCCGCCAGCATGGAATTCACCATCCCCAAGGCCATCCACATCGCTCTGGACACTGATAAAGACGGCAAGGTGGCGGGGCCGGACATGGCCGTCGGACATATCGAGTTCACAATTCTGCTGGTCGGCCGTCCGGAGGCCGCCTGCCACAACTGACCGTCCGGCAAATTTACAGTGGTGCATGATTAGAGCATGAGCAACTGGTCACCGAGGGTTTGGTATATGTGCCTCAACCCATTTTTCGAAGGCGACAAGCCGCAAGTCCGTCATGAGACGTTCGAGGAGGCCAAGACGGAAGCAGGCCGTCTGGCGCTCAAAACGGGCCGCAAAATTCACGTGCTGCAATTGATCGGCACAATGCATCCGCCGCACATTCCGGCCCCGATCTGGGAGCAAAGAGCATGACCCAAAGTCTTTTTGAAACAGAAGTTCTCCCGCGCCTGGAGGCCAAGCGTGCCGATTGGCTCGCCGAGGCGCGCGCGGTCGCCAGACAACTGGGCCGCAGCGGGCCGGTCAATATCAACGACGTGCGCCGGTTGTGTCCTTTACCGCCCAGCATTGATCCGCGGGTCATGGGCGCCGTCTTTAACAAATCTGAGTGGGTCTGTGTGGGCTACAAGCGGTCATCCCGATCTACGTGCCATAACCGTCCGATAGGGACATTTGTGCTCCGAGACCCACTCAAAAACTTATGATGACCTACGACACCGACCCCGCGCTCCGCAAGTTGCGGCGCCGTTATCCCGGCTTGGAAATTGTGGACCGATGGGAGTCGCACTCCGACCGTCCGGTAAACGAGAAGTATAGCTGGCTGCGCTTCCAGGCGCATGAGCTGGTGACCGAGGACGTGCATTTGGACGCCATCCCCCGCGTGCGCGAGAGCGTCCACGAAACCGTGACCTTCCGCAAATTGGTCGCTTTTGGCGAGACGCCGGATGCGCTGGAGAAGTCGCTGATGGAGGCAACCCTATGAGACAAAACGACAAAACTAAAGCCACACGCAAAAAGAACACTGCCCCCAAACAGAGCGCCCACCAAATCATCCAAGGGCAGCAAGCCGAGATCGCATTGTTGGAAGATGCGTTGCAGGAAGCCCTCAACGCGACCGGCCTTGAGCTAAAAGAAAAAGCGCCCCGCCGCCCACGAACATCTGCCTCGCATCGTCGTGTGCTGCGTTCCTACGCCAATGCTGCGTTGACAGGATTGTTGAGTGGATATGCCTCCAGAGAAGGTAACACAGGACTAACGGCCGACGAAATCGCCCAAGCCGCATGGAAGGTCGCCGCAGCCATGAAAAGCCATGAAGATCAAGTTTCGCGATAATCGTGGCTACAGCTTTGAGGTCGAGGGCGATATGTCCGTCGAGAAGCTGCTGGAACTGGGCATCAACCGCTTCAAGCTGGTGCATCCAGACAAGCCGCTGGAACAGGGCGAGTGGCGAGCGGAGGAGCCGGAAAAGTGATGGATCACCTCATTCCCGCCTATCTGACCTTGGCCGCGTTTTTGACCTGCCTGTTGGTCTGCATTTTTGACTCCGACAAATGGTAAGAACGTGGACTTGCACGGTGTCCAATACACCGCCGTTTCTCAAGATCACCGGCTGGAAGCCGATCGTGGATGACGCTGCCACGGGGGCTGCCGCCAAGAGCTACCGTCAACAGCACGGGATCAAGGGCCGTGCCGTGGCGCGCAAAATGGGTATGTGTCCCTCGCATTTTTCCGAAATCGAGTCCGGCAAGCGGGGGTGGAACGGCGACAAAGCGGTGCGCTACTGGCACGCCGTGGAAGCCCTGAAAGGAGAATCAAATGGCACGGCAAACTGAAGTTCTCAAGGATTACGCCGGTCACGGGCTGGAATTCAAGGCTGGCGAGCGGTATCTTTTGGAAGATCCGACTCTGGCGCATCTGCTGATGATGGGGGTGGCAGGCAAGGTCACGGATGTCGAGATTCAGAGTGATCCGTCCAGCAAGGATGTTCTGATCACTCGCAGCGGCGGCTTCGGTGACATTCTATTTATGACGCCGACGATCAAGGCGTTTCTCGCTTTGGGCAGCAAAGTCACCGTTTGCTGCCATCGCAATTACGCTGATGCCCTCTCGGCTTTTCCGCAAATAGGTTACATTCCATATCCGATGCGGATGGGCCAAGTGATGCCCTACGGCTACCATGTTTGGCTGGAGGGGGTCATTGAGTTTGCGCCGGAACCAGAGCGACACGCCGTGGACCTGATCGCGGAGCGAGCTGGCGTGGAACTGGTCAGCAAAGAGCTTCTTTACTCCGTTCGCCCTGCCGATATGCAGTGGGCCAAGGAGAACTTTCCCCGCAATCGCAAGCCACGGGTAGGCGTGCAGCTCATGGCCTCCGCGCCGACGCGCACGTATCCGCACGAACTTATGCACAAAGCCCTGCTGGGTCTGCTCATGCATAATGTGGAAATCGCGATCTTTGGAAGTCCCGGCAGCGTAGAACTGACCGACGTCAATCCCAGTGTCTACAACATCGCCGCCGCCGCCAAGACGTTCGGGCAATCCTGCGCGGTATTGGCTGATTGCGATGTTGTCCTCGCGCCGGATTCGGCCATGTGCCATGTGGCCGGTGCGCTGGGCCTGCCGACTGTTGCTTTGTATGCGCCATTTCCTTGGAAAGCGCGCACGGCTTATGCGCCGTCCATCCGTGCCTTGAGTGGCAATCTTAAGTGCGCGCCTTGCTATTGGCATGGACGCGGCTCGGCTTACCCGGCGCACGGGCCTTGCGCGCAGACGGGGAAATGCGAAGCGCTGGCGACAATCGAGCCGGAACGCATCGTGCGCGAAACTATGCGACTGCTGGAGGAGAAACGGACTCGGGGGGGTCAAGTGGCTTCTGGCAGCGCGGGCGGCATCTCATCTGGGGATGAGGTGCCGCCCACAACTTTGCCTTACGAGCTATGAATGCGATGTGTCCTAATTGCGAGGGCATGGGCGTGATTCACGCTCAGTTTGGTTTTCCTTCCGATCAGGACAACGAGGACGCGGCATTTGTCATGCCAGAGCGATGCTGCGACCGCTGCGAAGGGCAGGGGCATCTCTTTGGCGACCAGGCTAAGCAGGTTCTTGCCGGCCGCGAGTTGTTCAAAGCGCGTCACGCCCGCGACATCTCGATGCGCAAAGCGGCTAACGATCTTGGGGTTGTTCCATTTTGGAACTGGCAAGAGGCCGAATGGGGGATGTGGCCCTTGGCAAAGATCCAAGAGTTGAAAAACAAACTGGAGGAAAAATGGCCGCTCGATGGATAGCCGTAGGACTGCTTGCCGCCGGTTATGCGGGTTGCGCCCATCCAATTTGGCGCGACACCGCGCCGTGGAACTTTCCTCCCGCCGAGGAGTGGAACAAGCCTCTGGAGTTTTCTTGGCAGAACGCGGTGGACAAATACCGGGAATGGACGGCGCCGGAAGGTATGGAGTGGGACTTCTTAACCCGCAGCTACCGGCCGATTTTGACCGAATGGCATGACTAGCGCGATCCTTATAGCTCTCACGGGCCTTGCTTACGCGGTGATCGGCGTCGAGCAGGCCATCAACGGCAAAATCCCACAGGCCATGATCTGGTTTGGCTACAGTTTTGCCCAAGCGGGGCTGTGGTGGGTAACGATCAAATTATGACTTTGGCGGCAACAAGGAATGCGGCGGTGTGTTCACTTTCACTGGTCATTCATATCCCTTGTTCCGTAACCGCATAAAACGGAACCCGCCAACTACTTATGTTTGCACTCGAAACCATCTATCGTCGAATCTGGGGCGGCCAGCCGCGCTTGGTCGCTGAAGTAGGAGTCAATGAACCGGAGAAATGCTCCGTAGCGCCGTGGCTGCGCAAGGGCGTGGAAGGCATCTTGGTCGAACCGCTGCCTTGGTGCTGCGCCCGCTTGCGCGAAGCATTTCCGACCGCCAAGGTTGTTGAAGGCGTGGTAGGAGCGACCAGAGGCGAGGTCAAACTCTACGACCGTGGCGAGGGGAGCTGGATCGAAGACGTTCCCAAAGGCCAAGCGCCGGATGAGCACCACAAACATTCGGCCATGAATCGCGACAGCTTCGATCCGCAGTTTGTGCGGACAGTGACCAGCTATCCTTGGTGGAGCTTGGAAAAGCACCAGCTTGATGTGCTTTGCGTGGATACCGAAGGCGCCGAATGGTTTGTCATCCGCGACATGCGGACGGAGCCAAAGCTGATCCGGCTGGAGATGCACTTTACCCACACCGGATGGCGCAACCCGTTCTATCAGGAAATTTGCGACAGCCTTCATTCTTGCGGCTACGAGATTTTGGGCGAGGATGTCAGCGATATTTTATGGGCGAAATACTAAATTCGAGCGAAGAAATTCACCACGGGGCAAAATCCGTTCGCGCGGGCTACCACATCTATTGGAAGTGGCGGAAACAGCGCAAATACTTCGCGGGCACAACGAGGTGCGGATTGACAATCCATGACTTTATCAACGCAGGGCTGGGCTACAAAGAGGCGGGGATTGCCTTGGCAACAGCCACAATGCCCATGTGGACCTTGGATCGAGCGCAAGCACAGTTCTTTTCGGCCTCTTATTTGGAAATGCTGAGTTGGGATCTGGATTACATAACGAAGGATAAAAAGCATAAGCTGCATTTGGAAAAAGCCGTCAAAGTGAAAAAAGAACGCCATCGTCCGAATTGACACGCCTCCTTCGACATGGCGGCGGCTGACTGGGCAGAAATTTATGCGAGCTACACAGATGCGGAGCTTGCGTCCGAGATTGAGGATTTGAAAAAGCTGGCCTCGCCCTTTGCCAGCCAACAGGTCGGGAGCAAGTCCTACACCAAGGATCTGCGCGAAGTGCGCGACCGGCTTCAGGCCGCCAACAGAGTAAAACGGATGAGAAACTATCGGGAAGAGGACTTCACCGCCGTTGCCGATTTTTCGGGAGTCACTGTTTAAGTGGAGCAAAAAATCACATTTTTCGACAAAGCACTGGCCGCCGTCTCACCTGAGGCGGCTGTTCGTCGTTTAACGGCTCGCTACTGGCTGACCGAATTTGAGCGCGGGGATTGGAAGGCCGAGCAGCGGGGTTACAGCGGTGGCCGCAGCCGTCACGCCGCCTCCGAATCCGCTCGCCGCAACCGGCAGCGGATTGACCGCGTTTGGGAGGCACGGGACATGGAGGAGAAGTTTCCGTTTGTGCGCGGCCTGCTCGACAAGCTGGTGCAATATACTTGCGGGTCAATTACTTACCAAAGCCGCACGGGAGACACGGAGATGGATGCGGCCTATCAAGACTACTTCCACGATTGGTGCGGACGAGCGGATCTAACCGGACGCTTCCGCTTGGTGGAGCTTCTTCAGCTCGGTTTTCGCGGCATGGTGAGGGATGGCGAGTATGGCTGGATTCTTGTTCCTGACGGCGACGAATTGCGCCTCCAGCCCATCGAAGCCGACCGGATCGGCGGCCCCGACCGGATTAATTCCGACGAGTCCAATATCCAGGGCATCAAGATCGACGAATACGGAAGGGTGGTGGGTTACGAGATCTACAAGCGATCCCGCATGGGCCAATACAACTTGGAGATGGAGATCGGGCCGGATTCCTTCCTGCACCTTTTCCGTCCCATCCGCGCCGACCAATATCACGGCGAGAGTTGGATGAGCTGCGCCCTTCCGCACGCGCGGGACATTCACGAACTTTTTGGCTTTGAGAAGCAGGCCATGAAATTCGCGGCGGCGTTTGCGGGCTTTATTCGCCGCAAGGACAGCGTTCCGACCGGCTCCGGTCTGGATTGGCTGACGAAGAAAGACGGATCGGGCTCAACCAATTCGATGCGAGTCGAGGCCGGAATGATCAAGCGGCTTCAGGAAGGCGAAGACATTACGTTCCCCGGCAGCACGGGCCGTCCTTCTGCCAACCTCATGCAGTTTGTCCAGATTCTCGTCAGGGAAATCGCCTTGGGCATGAACTTGCCCTACGGGTTTGTTTACGACATGGCCCAGCTTGGCGGCGTGACCGCCCGCATCGAAGTCATGCAGGCCATGCGCGCCATCGCGACTTACCAGCAGCTCATGGTGGACAAGGTGCTCAATCGGCTGCGCGACATCGTGATCGAGCGCGGCATCGCCATGGGCGCGGTTCCGTGGCATCCCGATTGGCAGCAGGGTAGCTGGAACTTCGGCGCCCGCTTGACCGGCGATACCGGCAACTATGTTCAAGAACAACTGCTCCTTTTGCAGAACGGCCTGATCACGCGCGGCAAGATTGTCGAGGAGATCGACGGCAGCAGCAGCTTGGAAATCAGCCGCACCTTGGCTCGCGAAGTCAAAGAGCTTCAGGAAGTTGCGGCCCAGAGCGCCGTGCCAATCGAACTCATCTCGCCGTCGCTCAGCAATGCGACCCAGATGCTGGCGGCCATCAACATGCCGCCCGCCCCGCCCCCGCCAGCGCCCAAGGGCTACATTGCCAAGGTCGGCGAGAAGCCCGCCGCGCAACTCATCGAAGTGCTGACGGCCTATGCCGAAGGCAAGCTGGAGCGCGAAAGCGCGATCCAAAGCCTGGTCTTCGTTTACGGCGTCCCGCGCACCAAGGCCGAAGCCCTTGTGCCGGAAAAGCGCCCCAAAGTGGAGCAAACTAATGGAAGCGGAAATTCAAACAGCGGAAGCGTCACAGCAAGCGGCGGCGATGAATGAGTTGCGGTCCCTCGTGGACCGCGCTGACAAGCTGACGATGGACTTGGCCATTGCCCGCCGTGATCTGCAGCAGCTTCGGAACGGGATGCAGATGTTTATTCACAGGTGGGGGACAGTGGTATGAAATTGGTGCGCCACGAATTGGCCGGAAAGTTTCGTATTTCGCGGGAATACATTAAGTGGAAGTCGCAGGCGGCAACAATGACTCCCGCTGACTTTCTGAAAAAGGCTTTGCCTTTTGGGAAAGGAGGCGCGCATGGACCGGCTGTAGAGAAATACCGAAAGGCTATCCGGTCAGGGGAAAAGATTGATGCGCCGCAACTTTTTGTAAACCGCGCGCGCGGCGGCGGATTCAATCATCCGGCGAATTTCAAAGTCACCGGCCATGAGGGAAGGCATCGCATGGTGGCTGCACAGCAAGAGGGCATCACTAAGGTTCCGGTGGAAATCGTGGCCTACCAAGAGCCGCGCTTTCCCGATCGTTCCCCAGCGTTGCGTAAAGCCATGAAGATGCCGAGGCACTTCAAGCCGGAGAACAAAGAAAGCAGGTTTGCCCGAATTGACAGGGGACGACTTGAGATGAGTAGTCGCCGCCAAGAGCCATTGCCAATTGGATATGAAGCTGGGATTCCACTGACCGGCAGGGTTCCAAGAGATCGTTGGGTCAAAAAGATCAGAGATGAGGACTTGGACCGGCGCGATGCCAATTTGCTTCGCGCGGGCGTGGCCGGAGCAGTCGGAGGCGCACTCTTACGTAAGAGTTACCGGCCCGGAAAACTTATTCCAAGCGGCGCAAAAGTAGGTCCTGCGCGCGCCTATTTGCGCGCAATGCCGACGGGCAGTGCCGCAGGTTTCGGCGCGGCGGCCGGAATTGCTGGCGTTTTAGGCATTCGACAGTTGACCAAGCACCGCCGCGATCCTTACGGAGAGCGTCAGAGAGGAGACAAAAAGGCCGAAAGCGTTCCGGCTCTTGCCGGTATAGGGGCAGCTGGATATGGCGCTTACAGGATCTTACGTAAGAAGTTCAAGATGTCGGATGGACGTTTTGAATTTGCCGAAAAGAAAAAGAAGGAGATAAACCCATATCTAACCGCGGGCCTTTCTGGTGCTGCATCCGGCGCCGGTCTTGGCGGCCTAGCCCTGCTTCGCAGGGGAGTAGGTCTCGGCGGCGCCCTTAAAACCGGCGCTCTGGGAGCCTTGTTTACCGGCGGGGTTGTTGGCGGTGGCAGCATTGTAGGAAGCAAAATCGTAGGCGAACCCAAACCCAAGGAGCGCGCGCCCTTTGCCATCCGTTCTGCGGTTGGCGGTGCCATCGTTGGCACGGCGGCGGGGGCTGCGGGCGGCCTGCTCATGCGCCGAGTTCCCAAAATTAACCGCAAAATTGCCGGTCTCGCCAATGAATGGCGTCCAGCTAATTGGCTAACCAAATCTGGCTCTCTCAAAGCCACGGGCGTCGGTGCAGTGGCCGGTGGCGGCTATGGCGCATTTACCGGAGCCGATGAAGGACAACAGGTGGACACCATTCGCAATCTTCGCAAAGACATCCGCAAAATGTCGGCAACTAGCCGCACCATTGAACTGGCTGGATGTTGCAACAGCTGCATGAAGCAGCGGATTCAACGCTCGACAGAGTTCATCAAAAGCAAACTCAAGAACAAAGTAAAGATGCAATCGACTTCTGAAACCATTGAGCTGGAAAAACCGTTTCATGGCTACAACAAGAAGCGCCATGCCAAGACCGGCGGCCTGAACGACAGCTACCGCAAGCAATACAACCGAGAAAATGGCAGCAACCTCAAGCGTCCGGTCACGACCGAGCCGAGCAAACTCAAGCCGGGTAGCAAGTCGGCCAAGCGGCGCGCCAGCTTTTGTGCGCGCATGGGAGGTATGCCGGGTCCTACGAGCAAGGATGGCAAGCTGACGCCAAAGGGAGCCGCTTTGAAGCGGTGGAATTGTTCCACCGAGCAAAAACTTGTGGAGTTCGGCATTGCGGGGAGAGCTTTGCAAAAATCGCTCTTCATCGGAAAGGCCAAGCCCCCGATCCGCCTCCCGTATCCTAAGGGAGAAATCATCAATCCACTTGTTGACAATGTAAAGCACCCGACAAAGCAAGCAATGCTTGTCGATATGCGCAAGCGTCAGCCCTCGTGGAACCGTGGCATCAAAAATAAACTTCGCAACTTCGTCGAAGACTATTTGATGTCCGACAAATCGCAGCCGTTGGAATTTCAACTGACGGAAGAACAGCGTCAGCTGCGCAACGCCGCCCTTATTGCCGGAGGTGTCGCGGTTCCGGTCGGCACGGCCGCTTATCTTGGCATTCGCTCAATCAAAAAAGCCAATGCCGCAAATGAGGCCATGTATAAAACCGCGGTTGCCGGTGGGGCCCGCCCCGCCGATGTCCTCGGCAAATACGTCACGGGCAAAGATCGCAAAGTGGCTCGCGGCACCCCGCTGGCGCTCCCGCCGTCTGAATTCGCCAAACAGTCTTTGCGCAAGCGCGGCCTCGGAGAAAATGGGCCAGCCATTAGTAAAGTAGACCGCTACCGCCGCATTGCCGCTGAGCGGGCAACCTTAACGTCCCGCAGAGGGCAAATCAGCCTTCCGCTCGGCTCAAAATTGCGCGGGGAACTTATCATGCGCAAGTCCGCCGATCGCGGCCGCATGCGGGCAGGCAGACAATTGCGAACAGACCGCTCGTCCGCCCTTCGTCCGATCATCAAAGATTCGTTGCCCGAAGGTCGCAAGTCTGTGCCCGTTGGCAGCAGCAAAGTTACCCTGAAGTCTGGCGCCGTGGGTCAGGTTGAGCATGCCCCACTCATGAGTTCGGAGCGTATGATCTCCACAGGTAAAAATCTGCAAGAGGGTATTAGAAATCCCGCTTTGCACAGCAGGGGCGAGCGCAAAAATATGATTGCTGCCTTGGCGTTGCTGCGCCGCAAATTCAAATTTGCATCTAATCAGCCGACTCACGCTTTTGATATTTGGGTCCGCAACGAAAGAACTGGCCGGGCTTCAGGCTTTAAAGACTACGTGCGCGGCGAAGACTTGGTGGATCGCGAGGGCCGCGCCGCCACCGTCACACTTCCTACGTTTATCAGCTCTGCTCGCCGTGAAGCAGAAAAAGGATTCCGCACAGCGCGCCGCACCGCTCGCCTCGGGAAAGATGTGACAGAGGTTGTGCAGGGCAGGAAGACCAAAAAGAGAGAATGGGAGAAGGGATACTTTCAGAAAGCTGTCGCCGTCGCGGCTCTGACCGGAGGACTTGCCGCCCATGGCCTTGTCATGCGCCGCGCCCTGCGGCCAAACGCCCCCAAATGGGTGAGCGGTTACTCCGATAGCGTGAAGGGCGCCACCAAATACGTTGTAGATCAGAAGAATAAAATGCGGGATTCGGTAACGAAGAGCGTTGGCCTGATGAGCGCGCGACTCAACCACACGATCGTGCTTTTTGAGGACAAGCCCAAGAGCACTTGGAAAAAAGCGGCAGGCGTGGCGGCAGGGCTGGGAACAGCCGCGCTCGGCGCGAGCATGCTGCCAGCCGCCTACAAAATGGCAAAAATCCAAATTCGCCATGGCGGCAACGTCGCAAAAAGAAAAGTGTTTAAGTCGCCGAAAAGCGACCCCTATAACGGCGGGCGATTTGTTTCTGACTATCTCGATGCATCGCAGGCCGCTCTTAACAGCGGCATTCATGGAAAAGTGATTGGCAAAGTTCTGCAAACGGCGAAGCAAAAGCCAGGCGGAATGACAGCTGCCGTATTGCGCAAAACGGGCGTTGCCGGAGACGATTTCAAGGTCAGTCATTATGCCAGGTTCAGGGCGGGTCAAAAAGAAGCTCTTGGCCATTGGGACTGGGAGGTTGGCCAAAGAGTCAAAAGCAAGTCCGGTCACGCCCGGATGGCTAAACGCCGCGATGCGGCTCAGAAAGAAATACAAGACCGACTCTACAATTACGGTCAAAATGAAAAAGAGGCCATACGCCATGTAGCGACGAGCACGCGCAACAAGGATGTTCGCGATTATTTCGATCAATTGGCCGCCCATAAAAAGGGCGCGGCAAAAATGTATGCGCGGCGCCTTGCCTTGGCTCCCGTGGCCGTTGTCGGCGGCGCGGGCGTAGCGGCAGCTTCCAGCCGCAAGGAGTTTTCCTATTACGATGCAGATATGGAAGGGTGGGATCTTCGCGATGCACGCGGCCGCAGCGCCCGAGTGTTTGCGCCCAACAGCAAGCGGAGGGTCCGGCGAGAATCCAAATGGCATGAGCGCAAGCGGAACCAGCGCAATTTGCTTATCGGGGGCGGCCTTGTTGCTGCCATTGGCACTGGCGCAGGCGCCTTGGCCATTGGCGGGGCGGGCCGCGCAAAAGCAGTAAGTGCAGTCAAAAACCGCATGATGGGCATGATCAACAGGGTTCGGCGCAACCGTAGCATTCGGCCCAAGCCGAGCAAAGAGTGGCAGCCCACGCTGCTTCCCGCCGCGACGGCATAGTTGACTAGAAAGAGCAATTTATGGACGAGATCAAAAGCAAGCTGGTTGCCTTGGAGGCAAAAATTGATGAGAAGCTCTTTGCCACTTATCGTGGCCCTGACGGTCGTTTGTATCAGGAAGAAGATGGCTCGCTTCTGAAAACCGGCGCCGCTGGCGTTGGCGTTGGAGCCGCGGGGTATGGAGCCGTTAAAGCGGATCGCGCCATCATGGGAAAATATGGCCGCCGCAATTTGCTGCCGGTCGGTGACATGGAGCCCGGCAGCCCACGCTCCATTGCCAACCGGGCCGCAGCTCCTCTGCGTCCCACGTTCGGATCTGACGGTCCTCGCTTTACTTCCGAGGTCAATCGCCGCGAGGCCTATGGCTCTATGCTGAACAGCCTGCGCAACAAAGCGGAAGCAGGTGCCTCTCAAGCAGGAGCTATCGGTCAAAAAATTCAAGACCGCGTCGGCGGCTATGCTGCTCGCGCTGGAGAGATTGCTCAAGAAATGCCCGGGCGCTTCAAGAGAGCAGGGCGGCTTGGCCCCAAAATGGTCAAGTCAGAAGGCCTTATGGGCGGTCTCCGCGGCATCGCCCGAATTCTTACGGCAGGCAGGCTAAAGTTTTCCGCAAAAGATCGTTTGGTAAAGCTGACGGAACAGCTGGATCGCTAACATGGATTCCGCGCTTCGCCCAAGCATGATCGAGTTTGTCGATCCGCGCCCGCGCAACGACATGGGTCAGTATGTGGCGAATGAGACGGGCGGGGTGGATCCGAATTCCATGGCGGCGGCTTACGGGAACGTGGACGCCGAGAAAGCCCAGCGCCGCTCGATGATCGCGCAACGGCTCAAACAAATGATTGGCATGGCCAGTAAGAAAGAAATGAATGCGTTGACGCCTAAAATTGAGCTTGGAGTTGGCCGTGCCGCTCTAGCCGGAGGCGCCGTGCTCGGCGGCGCGGGACTGATCAAGGGTCTGGCAGGCGGCGCCGTATTAGGAGGCGCGCTGGGGGCTATCAAGGGCGCATTCAAAAAGGATCAAAGTATTTGGCAGGGCATGAAACAGGGCGCTGGAACCGGCGCTGGACTAGGCGCTGCTGCGGGCGGTATCGCAGGAGCCGGACTGGGCGCTGGACTAGGCGCTTCATTATTCAAGAGGGGAATGATTAACCCGAAATTCGCTGGTGCGCGCCCTTGGCCGGGGACTAAATCCGCCGCTTTTGGAGCATGACGGAAAAGCAACGGCGCGGCGTGACGATCAAAACGCCACAGGGGGATAGTGCGCTGAGCCTGCTTTACAAGTGGGAGCAGTTGGCGAACACGGGCTTCTCGCTCGACAACTTGTATGTGAAGCATTCCCCGGGCAAGGGCTTGGGGGTCTTTGCCCGCCGTGAAATTGCGGAGGACGAATACATCGAGTTCTGTCACTGCATCACTTGCGATACGCCACGCCAGTTTTTGGCTGAGCCCCAGATCAGCCGCTACGCTTACGGCAACGACAATATCGCCATGCTCCTTCTGGGATTCGGGTCGATCTACAATTCAGCGCAAAGCGCTGAGACGGCCAACGCGCAGTATGCGGTGTTTTCCCAGAACAAGCTGGTGGTGTTCTGGGCCTCCCGCCTAATCGAAGCTCATGAGGAAATCTGCGTCTACCACGGAGAGGGATTCTTCAACAAGTGGTGCAAGCCATCGCAACCGATGGTGGCCATGACGGTCTAAATTGACACGGCTCTCTGGGCATGGGCTCAGAGATCATTCAATTCAACTGTAACACGATCAGCGGTCGTGTGGACCGCGACAGCGGCGTTATTCGCGGCGTAGCTGTTATTACCGGCGGCGTCACAGCGCGCGGTCACAATCTGGAGGTCGATGACAAAACGCTCAAACAGATTGTCGAGTGCGGTAACGACAAGGGGCGGGTCCAGGTCAAGCTGAACCACAAGGATCCGCAAGCCTTACAATCCATTTGCGGGTTTTTGGAGGGATTTCGTCGCGAGGGCAACAAGGTTGTCGCCGATTGGCATCTCTTAAAGTCCCACGAGGAATACGACAAGATCATCGAGCGGGCAGAGCGGATGCCCGACTGCTTCGGCTTGAGCGCGGCATTCGCCGGACCTCCCAAGGGAGAAAAGCTCAAAAACGGCAAAGCCGCGGCGCGTTGCGAAGAACTCCTCGCCGTCGATTGCGTGCCGATGCCTGCGGCTAATCCAGCGGGCCTTTTTTCGGCGCTAGTTGACAGCGAGCAAAAAGAAAACCTTATGGACCAAAAAGAAGCCAACCAAGCAACAGAGCCGACGCTGACTGACGTTATCGCCGCTCTCCAACAGGTGCAGGAAACGGTCAACGCTGTGGCTAATCGCCAAGCCGAGATCGACGCCCTTATTGAAGCCAACACGCCCCTTTCCGCCGAGGAACTGGAGCAGCTTGCCGCGATGAGCGACGAGGAGTTGGCCGCGCAAGGGATTGACCGCACCGAAGTCAACGAAGCCATCGCCGCTTACAACGCCGCCGTCGAGGCTGGTGAAGGCGACGAAGCGGAAGGCGAGGCTGGCGAAGCCGAAGCGGCTCCCGCTGAAGCTGCCGCACCTGCCGGTGCCGCGCTGTCCGCGCTGCGCAAGCGTGTGGTTGAACTTGAGGCCAAGCTGGCCGGTGAAAAGGAAGACAAGGAATCCGCCGAGATCATGCATGCGTTCGATGTGCTTGAGCAGAAGCAGGCGGCCCTGATCGCGCAGAACGAAGCCCTTCAGCGGACCATCCGCCTCCAAGGCATCAAAGCCGCGACTCCTGGGACCGAGTCTTTCCGCATGTTCTCCGCCGATCAAGGCGACGACAAGGTGACTGAGTTTGACCGCTTGGTGAGCGCGAAAGCCACCGAGCTGGAATCGCAGGGTAAAGCGAAGGCGGCGGCTCGCGCCGAAGCCATCCGCTTCACGATGAAAAGCAATCCCCGCTCGTATGCGGAACACAACGCCGCCCGCGGCATCGTGACACTGGCCGACAAATAAGGAGCAAATTTATGGCATACATCGACGACAGCAAGGCGAGTTTCCTCGCACTCGGGACCAGCGGAATCGCCGGCAATGTGCGAGTCAAACTCGACAGCACCGGAAAGATCACTCTCGCGGGTCAAGGCGACCAGGAGATCGGCGTGACCGATTTCAAGGTCAACGACAACACAACTCCGGTCAAAGTTCACCTGACCAACGGTGGCGGATCGCTGGAAGTCATTGCAGGCAGCGCAGTCGCTGTCGGCAGCGTCGTCAAGCGTGCGGCCAACGGCAAGGTGGCTGCAACCGGCGGCACCGATTACGGCATCGCCGCGCAAGCCGCTTCGGCTGACGGCGATACGATCGAAGTTTTCCCGCTCTAATCAAGGAGGTAACAATCTATGTATACAAATGCTGACGCACTAATCCGCCCGGAACTCCAGGCGGTTGTTCAAGAGGCCTTGGAAGCTGAAAAGTTTTTCATTGCCGACATGGTTTTCCCTCCTTTCGCGAGCAACACCAAAACTGGCGAATATAGGAAAATCAAGAAGGGCACGGGCAACATCTTGGCGAGCAACAGCTCCGACGAGACGCTGCGTGCACCCCGCACGGCCTACAAAGAGGTCGACAGAACTTATGAAAAAGCGAGCTACGCTTGCCGCGATCGCGGTTTGACCGAAGTGGTCGATGACAGCGATCAGCACGACTTGGCCCGCTTCTTCGACGCCGAGCAGGTGAGCACCAAGCTCCTCCTCTCCAACATCCTCCGCGCTCAAGAAGCGCGCGTGGCCGCCAAGGTCATGAACGAGGCAACCTGGGGCAAGGTGGATGCATCGGTGGCTTACACTGAAGCGAACATCAACACGCTTGACGTTCCGCTTGACTTCGAAGAGGCCATCGCGCGAGTCCAGAAACGCGGGGAGATGGTCAACACGATCATCATGAGCCGCAACATTTGGAAGCGTCTGCGCCGCTCGACTCAGCTGCGCAAATACATCTACGGCGACAATGCCGGTGGAAAAATCATCACCAAGGACGTTTTCTTGGCGACCTTCCAAGACAGCGCTCCGATCACCAACCTTTTCATCGCCGAGGCTGTTGTCTCGACCGCGAAGAAAGGCGAGGTCGTGGCTGACAACAAACTCAGCTACATCTGGGGCGACGATTATGTTTGGATGGGTTCGATCGCTGGCGGAGATCCGTCGATGGGCGGCGCGGGCCGCACCATCTACTGGGCCGAGGACGTCGAGTTCAACTATGTGGTGGAGAGCTTCCGCGACGAAGCGCGCCGCAGCGACGTGATCCGTGTTCGTCAGTATAACGAAGAGCACGTGGTGAACGAGTGTGCCGGAACGCTGATCAAGACGAACTACGCATAACACTTCTGGTGTGGGTTGGGACTGCAAAAAAACACCCGTCAGCAATGGCGGGTGTTTTTTTGCGTTAGTTGACGGGCGCCTACCAATGTGTTTGACGAGGCGTTTACAAGCTCGGACGAGGAGGCTTTCAAGATCCTTTCGCCTGATACGGTAAAGGTGTGGCAATCCTCGGCGCCCCAGGCTGTGCGCGTGGCCCGGGCCATTGAGATGCCACGGGAATTGTCCGGTGATTTTCGCGAGGGCGGCCGGCAAAAGGTGATCAACTTCGAACTGGAGGCCGACGCGGCTCCGCTGAGAGCAAGCACCGGCCTGACGGTTTTGCCGGAAGTAACCGATGGCTGGCTGGCCGAATGGCGCACGGTGCAGTATCGGATTCTGGCCGTGGTATGGCAGGGCGGCACGGCGACTCTGCGCCTCGGACCAGTATCTGATCCATCCGGGTGGTAATATGAATGCAAGCATTGAAATGGAATTGATGGTGGCCGGGGCGCTGCGCGGTATGCAGCCGCCGCTCGGTGTGCCGGTGCTCGAAGGGCGGGCCAAAACGACCAGACCCGCGACCTACATCGCGGTGAACGCGGTCGAGGAAGAGTATCTGGTCAATCAGCTTATGAAGGTGACGGTCGAAATCCTGCATGTATCGCAGATGGATGACTCTCTAACTGAGACGGCGCGCGCGGCGCTGCAGCGCATCTACGGATTTTTTGCCGACGAGAGCAGCGTGTTGTCGGCCATTCGGGAGGCAGGGACGCCCCAGATGTCCAGCTGGCCGCACTTCGTGTATTTTGGTAAGGGTGAGCACAAGAAGAAGGACCGCTCACAGGGGGAGAGCATTACCATGGTGTTCGGGGTGGAGAACCAAGACGTCTAATTGCGGGGCAGAACTCCGGTGAGTTCAGGTGTCTCATAAGCATCTATAGGTGGGTTCGACTCCCACCCCCGCTAATCGACCTTTTCCGGCGCTTATCTATCTACGGGGGCAAGGGGGAGTTGACACCGGTCTTTTCAGAGTATGGCCAAGACTAATTGGGGCCAGATTGCGCGGGCGGCACACGAGCATGCTCACCGGTCTGTCATCGAAGACTACAAAGCCCAAGTCGAGCGCTACGAACAGCGCGTGCAAGAGCTGGAAGACCAGTTGGGCGTGACCGAGGCATTGCGCAGCGTGGAACCCAACCGGGTGCTGGAAGTGAAAAAGACGACCAAAAGCGAGGCGGTGGCGGTGGCGGTGGCATCCGATTGGCATGTGGAGGAGACGGTGGATTCGGTTTCGGTCAACGGCTTGAATGCCTACAATCTGGGTGTCGCAGAGAAGCGGATCGACCAGTTTTTCACCAACGTGGTGCGCATGACGGAGATTCAGCGGGCCGGGGTGGACATCAACGATTGCGTGTTGTTTTTGGGCGGCGACCTGATGTCCGGCTACATACATGAGGAGCTGCAAGAGACCAACAGCTTAAGCCCCACGGAGACGATTTTGTGGCTGCAGGAGCGCCTAACGGCAGGCATTGGTCTCTTACGTAAGAATTTCAAACGAATCTTGGTGCCTTGTTGCTACGGCAATCACGGGCGGACAACCAAAAAGCCCCGCCACGCGACCGGCTATCGCAACAGCTACGAGTGGCTGCTGTATAAAACGATGGCGCAACGCGGCTACAGCACCACGGCCTGCACGGTGGAGTTCCAAGTGGCTGATAGCTACTTCAATTTCGTCAAGCTCTACGGCAAAACTTTGCGTTTTCACCATGGTGATAACATCCGTTACCAAGGTGGTGTGGGCGGTTTGACCATTCCCGTGGAAAAGGCCATCGCGCAGTGGAACCGCGCTAATCCAGCCGATTTGGACGTTTTTGGCCACTGGCATACACAGCAGCAAAATCCAAAGTGGGTGAGCAATGGTTCGTTGATCGGCTACAATGCGTATGCCATCAGCATCAAGGCGGCCTATGAGCCGCCCCAGCAAACCTATTTTCTCTTTGATGGCAAAAGGGGGCGGACCATTACTGCCCCAATCATTTTATGATGAACTGGAAAGCAGAAGTGGATCGTATGAACAAAGCTTCGTATGCATGGCCCAAGGGCTGGGATACCAGAGAGGATATCGCCGACCAGCTTGAGTGTTCCGTTGACCGCGTCCGCGAGGTCTTAGGCCCCGGCATCAAGTCGGGTGCTATCGAGGTAAAAGATTTCAAGATTTGGGACGACGGGCGCTTTATCCGCAAGACGGGGTATCGCAAGGTGACACCAAAGAAATGAAATGCCCCGCTCGGTTGCAGCTTTCATCGGATCCTGCGTGCTTCGCTACCATGGCACGCATTCCCTAGTCTTCAGTCGCGACCGAAGGCTCCGGCTGGGTAGCACAAGGGTCTCGGGCTGGTGCGATGATCGCGTGTTAAAGGTAGCGACCGGTGTTTCGTTTGAGCACTGGCTTGGCGTTCTTTGCCACGAAACCTGCCACATTGATCAGGTGCGCAGCGACAAGCGATGGTTTGCCAAGTGCGAGGAAGGCCTGACGAGGTTGGATGCCTGGCTACAGGGCCAGCGGCCGGTGCGGGTCCGAGAGGGCGCCCTCGATGCCATTCGATTGGAGCATGACTGCGAGAAACGTAGCTTAGCGAAAATTCGCCGCCATGGCCTGCCGATTGACACGGCCTTGTATGCGCAGAAGGCCAATGCCTATGTGCTCGGCTATCACATCACTTTGCAGGACAGGAAGTGGTGCTCTCGGGCTTATCGCGACCGCAGCGTCTATGGCCGCATGCCAAAGCGTCTTTTGCCCTTGGAAGCGGTGCTCAAACCAAGCCAAGAGCTTTTGGACTATTTCAAAAGTTGACAGCCAAGCAAAGTTATTATGGCACTGCAAAGAAAAGGTCAGGACTGGAAATTCGGAACAGAAGGGATCAATGTAACTGGACTCGATGTTGTCACTTCGTTTAGCTCTGGTTCGGAATTCTCTATCGTCACGGAAGCCAAGGGTGCTGGAGGCGAGATCGAAGCCGTTCTGTATGGCGGCAAGAAATACTTTTTTGAAGCGGAGGGCTATGGGACAGCCGCGCCTGACCTCGGTGGCCCAGTAGACCTGCCCGGCGTGGAAGGTGACAGTTGGATCACCAAAGTGGAAAACATCGGGTCGAACGAAGACTTTCAAAAGTTCCGCGTCAGCGGCATCGGATACGAGTTCTAAGTGTCCCAAAAGTTCGTATTTGACGAACGATTTGTTCGGGCTTTCACACCGGGCACCCACAAGGTGCTCGGTGTTGTTTTGAAGCCATTCTCTTACTGGCACAAATTTCAGTTGGAATTGTGCGATTCGCCCTTTGTCACGGCGGAAGCGGTGCGCTTTGAAGATTTGGAGCGTGCCGTAGGCATCTGCCAGACCCAATACCCACAGCAATACAAAGAGCCGAAGCTTTCAAGGTGGCGGAAGTATAAGGAGATCTGGCGCGCGGCGATGAACGACTTGCCCAAGGCGTGCCGTGATTTTGACCGTTACCTGCAAGCCTATGTATCCAGTCCTAAAATCATGCAGAAGGACAAGGACACTGGCGGCACAAAGATCATAGACATCGAGCCCGCCCTGATGGAGGTGGCTTTTTACACGAAGATGACAGGCTGCCGGAGTGAGGAGGCGTGGAATATGTCAATCGGCGAATTGTCTTGGCTCAACGCGGCAATGGCCCGCACCGAGGGTGCGGATTTCAGCGTCATCACGCCTGTTGATGATGCTGCGTTAGCTCAATTGCGCGCGCTCAAGGCGGCAAGGGAGGCGAAGCAATGAATTGGTTTGAAAGCTTAAAACAATGGGCGCGTGATGCGGCCATCCGTCGTGCTGTGGAAAGAGAGGTGGGCGGCGGCGTCCTCAAGTCGCAAATTTACGTCGATCAAGACAAGCGGGTGAGATCTCCGAGCAATCCCGAGGGGTTACTGGTGGCCAATACGCGTGACGAGCCGGTCGGCGGCTATCAAGGCGTAGATCGGAAGTTAGCAGAGGGCGGCGTCATTTCGGGAATCCCGAATTTTAGAGCTGGCGGCGGCGGACTACCGCCATTGCCAAACCCGAATCCTGGGGTATGGGCTCAAATCGCGGCTGTCACCAAGCAGTTTGCTACCAATTTAGCGGCAGGCGCGCGCAATTTGGCGGACTCGGTGTTTGGCGCGCAAAACGTCGATGAGGCGCTGAAGCGCGCGGCGGCGGCTGGTGGGGCGCTCAAGACAATTGCCGCCGATCTGCTTTCTCCTCTTGGGCTGGCAGCGGGGTTGGCTTTGGGTTTGGCCATCGGCCTTTACAAGGCTGTGACGAACTCCCAGTTGCTGGCCGATGCTTTGGGCGAGGCGGCCAACCGTGACGTGTATAGCGGCCAGTTCAAGGCATTGCTGGGCGACACAGCGGCCGCTGAAAAGCGGCTCCGAAGCCTTGCGGCATTTGCCGAAGGATCTCCTTTTCGCTTCGATGATGTCGTCGATGCCAGCAAGCGCCTGCAGGTTCTGACGCGGGGCGCCATGACCGGCACCAGCGCCATGAAAATGGTGGCGGATGCCGCCGCAGTCGCTGGGGTCTCGATGGCTGATGCGGCAGCAGTCATCGGTGGAGCGTGGGAAGATATTTTCAGCGGGAAAAACGCGGGCAATGCCATAGATCAACTCAAGCAGCTTGGCATGGTATCGACTGCGACAGCCGACAAACTCAAGCTGATGGAAATGCGCGGGTTGCGCGGCCGTGGACTGTGGGCAGCCATCAGCGCCGAATTGGCCAAAAACAAAGGCTCGGCAGATGCCCTCGGCGAGAGCATCCAAGGGCTCAATGAGAAGCTGGACAATACCAAGGGCAATCAGTTGGCCAGCATTGGCGCCATGTTTGCCCAAGGCCAAGAAGATGGCATCCGTGCAGCAACTGTCGCGTGGAAAGAATTCGGCCCCGTGCTCAAAGACATTTTGTCTCCGATCGCGGCCTTATTCAACGCGATCAATTCGCTTATCCTTAACGCGGTCAAACTCGCCGCTGCTTTCCCAGGGCTGAAGCAAGGGCTGGTGCTGGTGGGCCGCGCCATCCTCGTGGTGATCGCTGCGCTGTCCGCGCTGGCGGCGGCGCAGGGTCTTCGACTGTTGGTTGGGGCGGTTCGTTTCCTGCTGCCTCTGGCCAAAGCTTTCCTGACGGCGGGTGCGGCGGGCGGCGTTTTGGGCAAAGCGCTCTCCTTTATCGGTGCCGGTTTTGTGCGGTTCTTGGGTCCGATCGGCGCGGCGATTACGCTGTTGAGCATGTTTGGGGATACGATCATGGGACTGATCGACAAGATTCCGGGATTATCGGCACTGCTCAATAGCATGGGTTTTGGAGACTTCGGCAATAATGCCAAAGCCACATTTGACGATGCGCAGGCCATGGCCCAAAAAATCGCGGCGGCTCAGTCGGGTTCATCGACGCCCGCCGAGCAAGCAGAACTGATAGGCCAAGCGGAAACGCAATTTCGCGCGGCTCAAGAGAAGCGGCGCGAGGCCCAGAAACGCGCCAAGGGAAAAACAGCAGGCGACTACATGGGCAATATCATGACCGGAGCGGCGACCGGCGCAGCGATAGGATTTATGGCGGGTGGGCCAGTGGGAGCAGCCGTAGGGGCCGTGGCTGGCGGCGTGGTAGGCGGGGTGGCAACATTTGCAGACGGAGTATTTGGTCAAGACCGCCGCGAAAAGGAGGCAGAAGAGGCGTCAGCGGCGGAGGCCGAAGCGCGAAAGCAGCGGGACGCAGCGCGCAATATGCCGAATAAGCCGCCCGAGGGATTCATGAACAGTCCTGCTTACCAGAAAGCCGCAGCTGAATCTGAGGGCATGCTGACCGAGGCGGACGCTTTGCAAGATGCGCTCGATGAGTGGGTGGAAGCCCTCAAGGCCAGCGGAGCGGACATCGACGATGCTACGCAAGCCGAAATCGACGCAAGGCAAGAAGCCATTGACGCGCTCAGAGCCGAAGCTGCGGCGAGGGTATCCGCCGAGCGAATCAAGCAGGACCAAGACAATGCCAACACGGCGCAACGGGTTCGCGGGGAAACTTTGGAGAAGATTGGCGAGGCGACGGGCGACCAAAGCAAAATCCAACAAGGGCGAGACATGCAAGATGAGGCTAATATCCGAGAGAAAACAAGCGGCTACATCGCCGAAGGTATGGATGCCGGAGAAGCCGAAAACTTGGCCCGCCAAGAAGTGACGGCGGATCGCTTGCTCAAAGAGCAGCAAAGCTACAGCACATTTGCCAGCGGCATAGGTGCCGTCGGCGGTGCGGCGGGAGAGACAGGCGGGACGGGCAGCACCGAAGAGGCCAGGCTGCTGCGCGAGTTGATAAGGGTTGTAGAGAAAGATCCAGGACAAGCTGCGGCGCCTATGCCCGGCAGTTTGGCGCAAAATCAAAGATAAAATGAACAGAGGTCTTCAGGAAAAGGGCAGCATACCGGTTGAATACTTGGAGCGGTTTAGCATCGACCGCATCGGGTTTGGTATTGCGGTTCGGAAGACGCTGAAAAGATTGGAGGAGGTCACGCAAAATCCAGAGACCGATTTAACCGGGGAGTTCATGGGCATGCCGCACGTGCGCCGTGAAATCGAGGCATCACCCGATGGCGGGGTAGGCGTCATCAGAGATTATTACGAGGGCCTTTTGCAAGACGGCAAGGAGCCCATTGAGGAAGTGGAGGGCTTTTTCGAGCAAGTCCCATTACAGGGACATCCCAACTTCAAATTTTTATTTGATAAATACGGGGGGTATTTCACGGCCAACGGCAACCTGCGGTGGCCGCCCAATCCGGATGCGACCTCTTCTGAGGGTTTGGTCAGCAATGTTTCCGATGGCAAAAGCCTTGCGGGCATCGAAGGCTTTTTGCGCATGGGGTGCACGATCAGAAAGATATACTCATCGCGCGATGTGCCTGCTGGTATTTTTAGTGGCGTGGGCATCATATCGGAGCCAGAGGTCAGCAAAGTTCCCGCGCCTGCATCTGGAAGTCGCAACTATCTGTATGCACCGCCCAAGCTGCGCTGGCGCGGCAATGCATTCGAGATCACCCAAGAATGGATGTATAGCGGCCTGGGCGGATGGGTTGACGACATCTACGACGGCAGCACGGAGACCGGATAATGATCACAGGCGGTCGCGGCGCATTCACTACCACGTTCCCTGATGGCACCACGGGCATCACCTACCAGCCGTTTGCCGAGGACTATGAGCCTGCGTGGATGGTGAGACATACCAATGAAGGAATGACCGTGGGATTTGGCACCGTCAATCTCATCGAGGCGGTGATAGGCGACAAGAGAATCGGCGGGGTCAATCCTGACGGCAGCATCTTTAAGCAGCCCACGATAGGGTTCCCCGCGCCCGGACACTATATTTACGTCAAGGTAGTCGTCGGCGACCGGTTAGACAGAATTGAAAAAGTCGAAATCATGAGTGGGGCGGCGGTAGATTTGACCAATGGTGAATACCCCATTGCTTATTTCTACACCGATCAAGACATGACGCAGGAGGGTTTGGGTTTTGAAGAGGGCAAGGCCGTAGGCCGGTTTTTGCAAATCGCCCATTTTCACCTGCGCTATCAAGTGAGAAAAAACAAACCGTATATTTTTCCCACCAATGGGTTCGGAGGCTGGGCCATCAAAGAATGAATAGCGGAGCGATTTTCGAGAAGGATGGCCACGGAATATTCGGCTGTTTCCGGCCGTATTCCGATTTTCATCCTGTCTTTCAGGTGACGCCGTTAAGTAAGGGCGTGGTGAGAATTGGCGCGGGTATGATCAACGGGAAATTTATACCACCAACCAAAGCTGCTGGGCCGACAAAATACGACATGCAATACAGAGCATGGATGTGCATCAAAACTCGCGTGACCGGCAATTTGGAGGATGGCTATGCTTTTCGTGGCATATCTTATGAAAGCACCGATTCATTTTTGAGCGAGGTGGAAACGGCGGCGACCGCCATGCGCGCTTTCAAGAGACAAGATGAGTTTGTCTGCTATTATCCCATTGCGATGTTTCGTCCCAATGGGGAATTCCATCAAATTGTGAATTTTCCCCTCAACTATATGGTGGGAGAGCCGCGCTATGACGGCGTGAGTCGCATCGGAGGCATCAGTCATTATTGGTTTGCAGCATGAAAACATTTTCGAAAGAAGACATCGGTTTCATGGCGGGCAGGTTTGACGAGGATTTCTTCCGTCGTTCCGGCCGCGCCAAAACTTGGGAGTCTATTGAAAAAACGCTGTCGGGCATTGAAGTGCCCGATTTAGAAATCATCAACCAAGAGCCCGACCCGAGATTGCGCGCCATTGCCAGCGCAGCCGAGACGGCAATCAACAGCGCGATTAATGGAATCAAAAATATTGCCTTCAAAACAGGTCACATGCTGTCCGAGGTCGGCAGCTACCTCTCCGGAGTTCAGCAATATGCCGTCAACGGAGGCATTGGTGCGAGCGTGGCTGGTCGCCGTGGTGCATACATCGTAAGCCTGAATGACGAGACGGAATATCAGCACGCGTGGTATGTCACTGCATGGTATAATAAAGGAAGCGACGAAAAAGAAGCGGGCTGGGAGTTGTCGATCAAGCCAGGGTTTTGCAACGGAATAGATCCCGCCATCTACGCGCAGCGGGCCAATGGCTACAATCCGTTTTCCGTTTACAAAACCTTCACCAGCGGGTTGGGCGCTTCCGGAGGAGCCGCTTCCGAATCGGGAGGCGTCAACGCCCTTTTCACTACGCCTCTGGGCGAAACCAATGCGGCCGATTGGATCGAGCTGTCGCGTGGGCCCGTATCGAAAGTGCAGGGATTTGCCAATGATCAACGCTTGCCCGAGTTTTTCGCGCGTCAAAACGGATACAATCCCAACGTGGATCTGGCATCTGGCGCGGAGAGCACGGCGCAGTTACTTGCGCAACTTGGTTTCCAAATTACCAACAACGGCGTAACCCAAGATCTTACCTCGGGAAGCAGGGCGGCGAATGCTCGCCAAGTCGTAGCCCAAGATTTTTGGCTGGAGGTCCCGCGCGCCGCCTATCGGACCACTGTGGACATTATCGCCAATCCACTAACGGGGCAGCTTGTAGACTACAATACGGTGTTTGACACTGGCGTGTTGGATCAGCGCCAAGGACAGGTGCGAATTTACCAAGGAAAAGTGCCGCAAGGTAGGGATGTTGAGGGAGTGCTGTCGGCTCGTATTTTGAGCGGAGACCTTGATCCCTCGGACCCCGGCGTGGACATGATACCGTTGTTTACCTTCTATTTGATGCAGCCGCCTGTGGCAAGTCGGCCAAAGGACGATGACGGTAAGCCCAACGGATCGTGGGCCCCCTTTGTGCAGTATCACACCACTTGGAACGTCAATCACGGCGTGAGGAATTCTCCACCGATCAACATCAATGCCTCCGCGCCGATTGAGTTGACTACGGCATTCTTTGTGGGCCGGTTTACCCTTGCTGCGGGTGCCTTGGGTGCGGTCACAGCTGAATTTGACAGAATTCTCAACACCGCAATGAACAACATCAACTCTGGGAGGCTGTGGACTAGTTGAGCACGGTGCGCCGGTATTGGGCGCCGCCCAATCCAAAAGTCAGAAATTTTGATCAGTTTGGCCTCAACAAAGGGTCAAGAGTCGCTGCTCAAAACGCGGCAACGAAGGCATCGAAACAGTTGCCGATCAGTCTGAACCGGCCGCTTCCGTATGCGGCGGGAGAATTTGACGGCGGCTACTTCAACGCGGTTTATGTGGATAAGATGGAGGAGCTTCCTCCCATCGTGGGTCTCCTTGGTTGACATAAGAGAGAAGTAAATGGCCACCAAGAGCAGGACGATCATCTACGCCGATCTGGCCAAGAGAAAGCCCGCGACCGGTGTCGATGGCGCACCCATGACCCTGCCGGAGATTCAGGCGGGGCAGGTATGGACAATTGCTCTGCGATTTATCGACATCATCAACTCTCGATATGCGGAGATCACGCCTCGGATCAGAAGCGTCAAGGCGGCCGTTGGTTTCGCCGACATGCGGCCGTCCGGAGGCGATTTTGCCTTGAGAGTTGGCACGGCGACGACGGCCCCTATTCCGCACTCCGCCGATGCGCGTCGGGTAGAGCGCGAACTAAACGGACTCCATTTTGGAACCTACAAAGTCGGTTTTGACAGAGGGACTTACATTGTAGAGCGGCTTGATATTCCAAACCAATACACAATGTCGGTGGCGGATAACCGACTGTTCCCGCGAACTTTTGTCAATATCAATCAGCGCTTTTACAGTGACGGGCGATTTGTCCAAGAACTGCGCTTGAATCAGTCGCCGCTTGTTTTCTCAGATTCAGCGGCAGAGGCTTTGCCCGATCCTCCCTTTGTGAGGACGGTGCAGGATGGCTATACAAGCCAAGACGGAACTTGGTATGTGAACGAAATTCAGGAACTTGTTATTCCTGCCGACTTCACCAAGGGCACGTATCAGCTCCTATTTTACGATAGAGGCTATGATGCCTTGCCGCGGCGCACTACCTTGTTGACTCTTTCGGATGGCGCGCCGCAAATTCAAGAAGCGCTGAACCGCATTCTTGCAAGCCTGCCTTACCCTGGGCGAGTCAAAGTAGAAAACCCATCTAATGGCGTAGCCCGCATCACTTTTGGGCAAGGGGGGCTCAATGACGGAACGGCGGGTGCCGATGTGCCGGAAATGAGGGTTTTCGTGCCGATCGGCGGGACGCCTACTCCCGACAGGACGCTCACGCTGAATTTTGATACCCAAGAAGTATGGTCGGCCCTGCGCGAGAAAGAGTCGATTCAAGTTCCTTTCGAGTTGGAAATTGAGGTGTATAAGGACTCGCGCAAT